ACAGAGGAGTCAAGGGATGTAGCGTGGAATGGAACTATGTGGGTCGCCGTAGGAAGTGGAAATAATAGAATTGCTTACTCGTATGATGGTATTAATTGGAATGGGGTTCAATATAGCGGTACCAATACCTTTACATATGGAACAGGTGTATCGTGGAATGGAACTATGTGGGTCGCAGTAGGAGAAGGAAATTATAGTATAGCTTACTCGTATAATGGTATTACTTGGATTGGGGTTCAAAATAGTATAAGCAATATATTTTCATATGGAGTTAGGGTAGCATGGAATGGAACGCTATGGGTCGCACTAGGAAGTGGAACCTGTTCTATTGCTTACTCATCTAATGGTATTAATTGGAATGTGGTTCAAAATAGTAGTACCAATATATTTTCAACTGGAAGAGGTGTAGCATGGAATGCGGGTATAGGTGGTGTTTTTATGAAGACTCAAAATATGTTGGATGATGTAGGATGGGTCGCAGTAGGACAAGGAATGAACTCTATTGCTTACTCGACTGATCGTTATGGTATTACTTGGAAGGCAGTTCAAGATAGTAGTATAAATATATTTACAAGCAAGGGGCATGGTGTAGCGCATAATGGAACTATGTGGGTCGCTGTGGGAGAAGGAAGGAACTCTATTGCTTACTCGTATAATGGTATTACTTGGACTGGTATTTCAAACACTAACACCAATACTTTTACAATTTTTGGACGTGGGGTAGCGTGGAATGGAACTATGTGGGTCGCCGTAGGACAAGGAGTGAACTCTATTGTTTACTCGACTAATGGTATTGATTGGAACCCCGTTCCAAATAGTACAACTATATTTACAATTGGAAGGGGTATAGCGTATAATGCCAAGGGAGCTATGTGGGTAGCAGTAGGAGAAGGAAGTAATAGTATTGCTTACTCGACTAATGGTATTAATTGGAACCCTGTTGGAACTAGTAGTATCAATATATTTTCAACAGGAAAAGGTGTAGCGTGGAGCGGTAATATGTGGGTAGCAGTAGGAGCAGGAAATAATAGGATTGCTTACTCATCTAATGGTATTAATTGGAACCCTGTTGGAAGTTCTAGTATTAATATATTTACATATGATGGAGAAGGTGTGGCGTGGAATGGAACTAGGTGGGTCGCTGTAGGATATGGAGGAAACACTATTGCTTACTCGAGTAATGGTATTGATTGGACATCAGCCCTGAGCCAAACAAATGATATAATTTCAGTCGTAGGATATGGTGTAGCGTGGAATGGAACTATGTGGGTCGCAGTAGGATATCAAAATAATACTATTGCTTTCTCACCTGATGGTATTAATTGGAAACCTGTTCTAAGTAGTCGAACAAATATATTTACACTTTATGGATATGGTGTAGCGAGTCGATTGATTGCTGAAAGTACACTTGATATCAGTTTAAACAAAAATGGTTCAGGACTAAGTAATAAGTTGGATATAGTGGCCGATAAGTATTACAATACAGGCTATAGTAATTTAACACTGACTGTTAATGAAATTCCAAATCCTACTGCTTAAATTACAACAACTAATGCTAATATTAGTCGAAATGGTTCAACTACACTAATTCCGGTATTTACTAATGCTACAAGAGTAACAATTAATGGAGGTGCAACAGTAGAAAACCAATCTATTATATCAAACACAGCATACACAGTAAATCCAACAACTACAACAACATACACTTTAGTTGTAACTAATAGTATAGGCATTCAGCAAAATGCTAGTGTTGTTATTAATGTTGATTCTGGTTGGTATGGTAATATATTATTTAGTAGAACTTCTGGTTCGGGAAATTTTTATATATATATTAGGACAGCTGTATCTGTTATAGCAACTAATGTATCCAATCCAACTAACTCTTTTGCTATTAGTTTACGAAACCCTTCAAGTTATTTAGATATATGTATTATATCTGATCCTAATAAATATATATTTAATATAGATTTTACACCAAATATAGGAACACCACAACCTATTTTTGATAATGTGTTAAATGCGTATTGGTTAAGATACATAATATCTACATCATTTTCAGGACAACTTCTCACTTGTACATTTGGTATTTCCTAGAATAAATCTAGTTTTAGAACAGTAATTTCACCATAAATATACATGGCTCAATATTTTAGCATTATAATAGCCTTGCGATTTTTTCTTTTCTAAACTAATTGCTTCACCTCTTTTTTTGGTTCCAGAATGTCTATTAAAATAATTGCGCATTCGTTTTCTATTATTATGATTTTTATGCGAATAATATTTAAGCGGAGTTCTATCTTTATATTGTTGATAATCTGATGCTCCAAAATGTATTTTGCGTATTTTTTTGGTTGTCTTATTTTGGACAAAGGCTGTGTATTTTTTTCCGGGTGGCCCTTTTTCAAATTTTATGATTTTTTCTTTCATACTTTTATTCATACTTTTATTCATATTATAATATTTTTATATATAATAAATATTATAGTATAATAGTATAATAGTATAATAGTAATAAAAAATGATAAATATACCTATTAAATACTTACCTCGTCGTCTTAGTTTAAAAGATAAAAAACTACAAATTAAACAATTAAAAGCCTCACGTAATGCATATAAAAAGAAGCGTTATTTAACACGAAAAAATGTTGACTCATATAAATCCAAAAAATCAGCTCATATAGCAAAAGCACAAAAGTTGTATAAACTAAAAAATATAGCAATAAATTCTGACTTAGTAAGTGCAACGGGTTGTTCTAAAAATGCCTTATTACAAATTGTTAAAAAGGGTCGCGGCGCATATTATTCTTCTGGGTCACGTCCAAATCAAAGCGCACATAGTTGGGGCTATGCGCGTTTAGCAAGTGCTATTAGTGGAGGCAAAGCAGCAGCAATAGATTATAAAATATTGGAACATGGTTGTTCATCAAATTCAAAAGCACTAAAATTAGCACTTAAAGCGAAAAATAATGGAACACGAAAAGTTCCAAAAATTAAATTAGCATAAGCTATCATAAGTTATATAATATACAAGTTATAATACATAGATTTAGCTATTATATAAGAGCCCACCAAAACCATTTTGAAAAATTAATAAATTGTATTTTTCTTCCATTATATACAAATTATAATAATATTTATAAATGTTTGTAGGGTCTTTTGATGTTGCTATTATTGCGCCGGTTGCTGGGTCACAAATAGTTGTAAACTCAATATTGCTACTATCAAAAGGTGGATTAGCATAATTGTTATATTCAAATTCAATCGTTTTAAATTTATTTGTATTAAACGCACCATTTGGTTGTAATTTATAAGGGTCTGTCGTTAAAGCAAAATTATAATAATATAAACCAACTTTCGAATTGGAGCCGTTTGACTTATTATATTTTTCTAGTCTGCTAAATACGCTGCTATCAAATGTTTGTTCTCTATATTTGCCGTCACATAGTATACCAAAATTTTTCATAATTTCACATACATTGGTTTGTTCGTAAATAGACGGACTATACCCAGTATAATATATATTTTTGGAAATATCACCACTATAAGTAAAATGAGGACTATAATATACATAAGATAAGTCTGGTGTTGTGATTTTTTTCAAATCATTTGGAATACTATTTTCATAAGGCCAGTTAGTATAATTAGACCATTCATTGCGCTTCTTAACATCACTTCTTTGAAAATACCACATCCAACTACTAATTAAGCCGTTTGATTCTAATTTAATTTTATTAGTCTTAATAACTTCTTTAAAACTATATTCTTTCACCTCTTTAATTAAATAATTTTGACTATTTTTGGCAAACATTTCTCGTTCGGCATTATCAAGAAAACATTGAGTACATAGTAAATGTATATTACTATTTATTCTATTTGTCAAATTAATATAACTGTCTCCAGATATATCCCTGTATGGCGGCGGATTAATAAATCTATTAAATTGATATTCTAATGTTGTTTGAAGTGGATGTATTTGAGGAATATTATTATAGTTAGTTATTTTGTAAGTATTTACACTCATATCGTATAATACATCTTTAATAGTAAACAACTCTTGTAATGGTCGCAATTTAAAATCAATAACCAAATTACTATATTGTAAGCATATTAAGGGAAATGACATAAAAGAGGACATTGTAAACCAGCTGTTAATTGGTATATATAAATTGTATTCTCTTATAGATGGTTCAATCCCGCTTACATCAGTATTTGTTCCATTTATATTAAATGCATTCGGATAATTATTGTTTCGGTTATTAAAATTAGCTGGGTCATTTAGTTCGCTAATATTTCCTGTCATAATATCAAATAACTCTTTTTTATGAGAATCAAAATCGCGTTCAACAACATTTTGTAAATAAGTACCACTAAATTTTTGAATAGTTATTCCATCAATCATTATTTTAACTTCTTCCATTATTTGACATCCAATATGCTTAATCCATTTAAATTCGTATGGTCTATAAACAGCACTAATATCACTATATTTATTATAATAATATACTGGGCTCCATATTGCTGGTAATTTTAGTACTAAATAAGTATCCATCAATAAGTCACCATAACGTTCTATTTTAAAACTGACAGTTGTAGATTTTGAAACCTCCAATTCTTTTTGTCCAACTTGGTCTAATCTAAATTTTTGTAACCCAAAATTAGTATATTTTGAATATGTAGATTTAAAGAAACTTTTAGTAGGATTACCTGTCAACATAACATTTTGGTCGCCAATAGCTATTAAGTTTAATAGTCCACCCGCCATAGTCTAATAATTTATATACTATAATAATTTTATACTAATATTTAACTAATTAGTTAATTAGTTAATTAGTTAATTAGTTAATTAGTTAATTAGTTAATTAGTTAATTAATTAACTACTAAAGTATTTTAGTTAAAATTAAATGTTTTAATATATAAATATGGGCGACACAACTAATAAAGATAAAAATACTAGTTTTTATGAAATGTCTAAAATCTTTTTTAAAGATTATTTTGGTAGTGACCCTAATAATAGTACTCAATCAATATATTTGTATATGACAATGAGTATTGTCATTTTAATATTGTTAATATTATTTGGTTGGATATATGATAGACTAGCATTAGAACAACGAACATGTGATAGATTAGAGAAATATTATAGGGCTAATATTGGAAAATCTTATTTTACAAGTGCTAATACTGTAGAAGCAAGTAGCGCAACGGACTTAACTACAACTGAATTTGATGTATCTAATTCTATATTTAAAAATTATTATGTTAAAAGTGCTTATAATTGTTGTTGCGGTGATGGCTATAAAAATAATTTTGTAAATTTGTGTGCTTTAGAAAAAACGATTACTAATGGATGTCGGTTTTTAGATTTTGAAATTTATTCATACAATAATAAACCAATAGTGGCTTCATCTACAGCAAATAGCAACTATATAAAAGAAACCTATAACTCTTTAGACTTAGGTGATGTATTAAGTAGTGTTACAACGCGTGCGTTTGATGCTATTCATACCAATTGTAGTCGTGATCCTTTGATTCTAAATTTTCGGGTTATGAGCACAAATTTGACTATGTTAGAAAAAATGGGTGCACTATTTGAACAATACTTAGACCTAGCTACTTCAGATACGGACAGTAATACTTTTCGCATAATGAAACAACATAATTATACAACCGGCTCAATATTAAACGTCCAAATGAAAGATTTATATAAAACAGTTATTATTATATGTGATTTTTATCCATCAAATAATATAATAGAAACAAATAATGTATTAGCAAAATTAAAAACTTATATTAATTTAAAGGGAAAAAGTGCTTATTGTAAAACATATAGATATACTGAAATTGCGGGAAAAACAGCTCAATTCATAGATGAAACAAAAAGAAGTTTTACTATTGTATTGCCAAATTTAAATAATTATGTAAATAACAATGAGTTTGCGTCAGCATATGGTTTCGGTTGTAATGCTATAGCTATGAAATATCAAACCAAAGATGCGAATTTAGAAAGCTATGTAGCACAATTTACAAATAACGGAAACTATTCATGGATTTTAAAACCTAATCATTTAATTGCGAATGTTCCAACTAGTTTTGCTATTATTCCTTTTACAAGTCATAGACCAGTAGAAGATGTTGCTGGTACATTACAAACTCTATTATCACAGCAATAATAATAACTATCATTTTCTATTTTCTATTTTCTATTTTTTGTTTTCTATTTTTGTTTTCTATAAAATAAAAAAATATTATAATAACACACTATATTATATAATTTATTATGAAATCTTTTGAAGAAAAAGAATTAAAAATATTACGAAATGCTATTGATAGTGCTACTTATGAAGTAGGTAAAAAATTAGTGCAATCTGATACTATAAAAAAAATAATAGAAATATTAGAAGAATTTTTAAGAACACATAATACACTATGTTACGGCGGAACGGCTGTAAATAATATATTACCAGAACAAGACCGATTTTATAACAAAGATATTGAAATACCTGACTATGATTTTTTTACGCCATTAGCAATGGAATATGCCACAAAATTAACAAATATATATTATAAAGCTGGTTATGAAGAAGTTGAGGCAAAATCATCAGTTCATGCGGGAACATATAAAGTGTTTGTTAATTTTATTCCTATTGCTGACATAACTTATTTAGACAAAACATTGTTTAAAAACTTGTTCAAAAAAGCTATTAAAATAAATGCTATAAATTATTGCCCTCCTAACTATTTGCGTATGGCTATGTATGTTGAATTGTCAAGACCAATGGGAGATGTAACACGGTGGGAAAAAATATTAAAACGCATTACTTTATTAAACAAAAATTATCCATTAAAAGGAGAGCTTTGTAAATCTATACAATTTCAGAGAGACTATGATGGTTCAGATAGCGATCGAGACAAAATTTATGAAGTTTGTAAAACATCATTTATTAATCAAGGATTAGTGTTTTTTGGTGGTTATGCTGCGTCACTTTATAGTCAATATATGCCCAAAAAAGAACGCTCGCAAGTTAATACTATTCCTGATTTTGATATGTTGAGCGAAAACCCTATGTCAAGTGCGTTAATATTAAAAGAACAACTTAATTATGAAGGCTTTAAAAATGTTGTTATTAGAAAAAAGAAGCCTATTGGTGAATATGTAGACGACCATTGTGAAATAATTGTTAATAATGATGCAATTGCGTTTATTTACAAAACGGTTGCTTGTCATAGTTATAATATTATTAGTCTACAAGGGCGCAAAATCAAAGTTGCCTCTATTGACACTATTTTGAGTTTTTACTTAATTTTTATTTACGCAAATAGACCTTATTATGATGAAAACCGTCTATTATGTCTTTCTGAATATTTATTTAAAGTTCAAATCAAAAATCGTTTAGAACAAAGAGGGTTGTTAAAGCGATTTAGTGTAACATGCTATGGCAAACAACAAACATTAGAAGATATACGCGAAGAAAAGGTAAAAATATACGATAAAGTTAAAAACCATGAACTTTCGCGCAAATCCAGACTCTATAATATGAACTTTTTTAGATATATTCCAAAAGAAGGTTTTAAAAAAACTATTAAATATAAATTTACTAAGACAAAAGTGAATAAAAGCCGAATAATTAAGAGAAGGTGATTATATTATTAATATAATGTTATGTATTTTTATATATTAATAATATTTGGATTGTATTGGATTGGATTGTATTGGATTGGATTGTATTGGATTGGATTGGATTGTAGTATTAAGCTAAATTTGAGAGCTATTTTCTAATGATTGTATTCTTGCTATTAAACTATTTATAATTGTTTCTTGTGCTCTTACTTTTGTATGTAATTCTTTTATAGCAGCAAGTCCATATACAAAAATAGAATTGTAGTTTACAGTATATGCTTGTGTTATTAAATTATGACTTATTTCATAATAGTTAGAGCTTGGGTCATATGATTGTGGTATTAAATTATTGCTTGTTTCATTTGTTTGTCTTATTAGTTTATAGCTTTCTTGATAATAATCACCTCCACTAACAACATAACTTATATCATTAACATGTAATAGTTCTTGAGCAATTAAACCTGCCTCATAATTCCAAGTAATACCACTTAAATCACCATTATAACTGGCATCTAACATTGTCAAAGTTTTTTGATAAAACTTTGGAGTTAATTGATCAATTATAGTTAAGCCATTAGTAATAATAGCTTCATTGTGTTTTACTCGATCATCTGATGTTACATTTGAACCATTTACAGTAAGAGTTGTTGTAGCAACATTAATAAAAGTCCATTTACCAGTTGTATCAATATTATTATAACTACTATCAAATACATTATAACTTGTTGGAGGACGACCTTTTAATGAAGAAGTCATAAGTCTTCCATAACCTACACCAACAAATATTCCCAGTTCAGGCGACCAACATATAGTTGGCATGTAACTGGGAGTATTTGGTACAGTTACAAAATTCCAGTTTATTCCATTATTAGAATACATTGATTCCCCCCAAAACCCGACTGCAACAAATACGTTAAGTTGTGGAGACCAAGATACAGCGTACCAATCATAACTTGCTACACCCTGTGTTCTTGAAGTCCAATTTATTCCATCATTAGAAGTCATAACTCTAAATGTTCCGCCATAAGCAACAGCAACAAATATTCCTAGTTCTGGTGACCAACAAACATCTTGTATAACAGTAAGTGGTATTCCCGATGTTATTAGGTTCCAATTTATTCCATTTTTAGAAGTCATTACTCCTGAACCCTCACCAACAGCAACAAATAGACTAATTTCTGGTGCCCAACAAATACCTGTCCATAACTTAGAATGTCCGGTTCTTGCTGTCCAATTTGTTCCATCACTAGAGGTTATTATACTTGCTGACCAACTAAGAACAACAAACAATCTAAGTTGTGGAGACCAACATATAACACGCCAATCACCAATTACATTTGAACCCGTTATAATATTCCATTGTGTTCCATTTGAAGAAGTCATTATTCTGTTATCCCCATAAAAAGCAACAGCAACAAA